GAATTCGCTCAAGATCTTAACGCTTACCACAGTATTGATGCTGAGGCTGAGTTAACATCTTTATTGAGTGAGTATATCTCTATGGAGATTGATCTTGAGATCTTAGATATGTTGATTCAAGATGCAGTAACAACTGAAAAGTGGTCTGCTGAAAACAACAAGATTTGGAATGGTTCAACTTGGACTACTTCAACTTCTGATTTCTACAATACTCAAGGACAGTGGTTCCAAACTCTTGGTACTAAAATCCAAAAAGTATCTAACAAAATTCACCAAAAAACCTTAAGAGGTGGTGCTAACTTCCTAGTATGTTCTCCAACAGTTGCTACTATCCTAGAATCAATTCCTGGATATGCTGCTAATACTGACGGTGACAAAATGGACTTTGCATTTGGTGTACAGAAAGTAGGACAATTAAATGGTCGTTACAAAGTATACAAAAACCCATACATGACTGAAAACGTAATCCTTACAGGATACAGAGGTTCTCAGTTCTTGGAAACTGGTGCTGTATATGCTCCGTATGTACCATTAATGATGACTCCTCTTGTATACGATCCAAATACCTTCACACCACGTAAAGGTATCATGACTCGTTATGCTAAGAAGATGGTACGTCCAGAATTCTACGGTAAGATTTATGTATCTGATTTAGCTACAGTGTAATCTAACTTAGATTTCAAATAAATTAAGAGAGGCCTTCGGGCCTCTTTTTTTTGTTTCTTAAGTATAATTTTCTGATATTTATATATACGAACTTAAACGTTATTATATATGCCTTCAAACCACCACACGGACGATGTATTCGTTCAAAAAAGAAGACCAAAAAGACCAATTAAATTTAACGTACAACTTAACGAAGAACAAAAACAAGCAAAAGCAAAAATATTAGAAGCACCTATAACCGTTCTTAAAGGAATGGCTGGAAGCGGGAAAACTCTAGTAGCTACACAAGTAGCATTAGATATGTTATTTACCAAACAAGTAGAAAAGATTATTATAACAAGACCTACAGTGTCTAAGGAAGATATAGGCTTTCTACCAGGCGATATAAGGGAAAAAATGGACCCTTGGTTAGCACCAATCTATCACAATCTATTCATGTTATATAATGAAGCCAAAGTACGAAAGGAAATGGAACTTGGTAATATAGAAATAGTGCCATTTGCTTTTATGAGAGGAAGAACATTTTTAAATTCTTTTGTTATAGTTGATGAAGCCCAAAACGTAACTCATTCTCAAATGGAAACTGTTATTGGTAGACTTGGACAAGGATCTAAGATGGTGATTTGTGGCGATTTAGCACAGATTGATCTAAAAAATAAAAGAGATACAGGATTTTCTTTTCTTGCTAGATTAGAAGAACATGTAGAGGGATTCAAAACGGCTTCTCTAGAATATAACCACAGACATCAAATAGTTGCTCCGATACTTGAGGTATATAAAACCTTCAGGGATTAATTGCTATTTATAAATAAACTATATTAAGATGCCTAAATACGCTAACTTCACATACTTTATTAGAGAAAGAGTGAAACTCGAAGGAGTTGAAAGGGGTACTAATGTTGAAATTAGAATTCCTAGCATCAGCTATGCCGATAATAGAATAATGAATATTCCTGCCGGTCGTCATACTGAAGTAATTAATGTTGATAACCTACCAGGAGCAGGTACTTTTGTATCTAGTAGTATAAAGTACGCAAGAATTACTAATTTATCAGATGATAATATCGATCTGCAAATATCAGGCTCTACTTCAAATCAACATTACTTACTATCACCTAGCGGTAGCTTTATGTTTAGTTCAGAATATGTAAATGAAGACTTTAATAGTTTTCAATACGGGGATCTAAGATCGATAAAAGCTAGATCGATAGGATCGGGAGATGATGGATTTAGTTCCACATTAGGTTATTTTATAGCATTAACAGAAGAAGGATAATAGAATATGTCACACCCTACCTCAGACATCGAAATTTGGAACGGATCAACTAATTTTATTGCAGGTGAATCTACTCCCTTTGGCTTTTACGATGACGATCTAGCATTTCAAGAAGATGCTCCAAAGGTTGCAAGGTATTGTGCTGAAAAATTAGGTTGGCCTGTTCTTGATATAGAATTAAACGAAAGACAATTTTACACTGCTTTTGAAGAAGCGGTAACTGCATATGGTAAAGAAGTAATTGAAGCCATTGCAGCAGAAAATATAGCAAGTCAAGTAAACGGCGGTTCATCCGGTGAAGCGGTTAATAAGACTTTATTTAGACCTAGCCTGAGTAGTGTTGTAAGAGCAAGTAGAGACTACGGCATGGAAGCCGGTGTTGGTGGTCCTGCTAGATTAAGAAGTTACTTATTACAATTACAGCCCGGTGTTCAAGAATACGACTTAAACGACATTGACTCAGAAAGCAACGTAGAAATAAGAAGAATATTTTATGAAGCACCTCCTTCTATTTTGAGGTATTTTGATCCTTATGCAGGAACAGGAACAGGTATTCAGTCGTTAATGGATGCTTTTGATTTTGGATCTTATTCCCCTGGTGTTAATTTCTTATTAATGCCTGCTTCTTACGATATGCTCAAAGTACAGGCTATAGAATTTAACGACCAGATAAGAAGATCTGCTTATACTTTTGAAATCAATGCTAATTTTCTTAGAATATTCCCAGTTCCAAAAGCAGGTGGTACTTTAAAAATACAGTATTATAGAACAAATGAAAAAGCATTTAATGAAACAACTATAGATTTCGATGCTGCTGCAGAAAGCGCAGGCTCTGTACAAGGATCTGGAGGTGGAACCTCTACTACTGGAATTTCAACTAACTTATCTAATGTCAATGCACAGAATTTAATTTATTCTGAAATAAATGCTATAGGTAGGCAGTGGATTTTTAAATATACAGTAGCTACTTGTAAAGAAATGCTTGCTTATGTGAGAGGTAAGTACCAAACGGTGCCTGTACCTGGTTCGGAAGTAACAATGAATGCAGCAGATTTACTAGCTGATGCAAGAGATGAAAAAGTATTCTTAGTAGAGGACTTAAAAGCAACTATGCAGACAGCTTCTCTAACTAACCAGTTAGAGTTAGCAGCAACGCAAACTAAATTTATAAATGATGCAATGGCTGGAGTACCAATGCATGTATATATAGGATAATGAAAATATTTGATTTAATTTCAGAAATACAATTCTCAATCTACCAAGCAATGGTGAGAGTAGGTCATTCTGAAGACATAACAGTACAAGATGTAGGAGAAATGCTTAGAGCTATCCCCGGCGTTCTAACTGTTGGTCAGGTTTCCCATAATAGTGATAATAATACAGCTATTATGAAAGTAAAAATACTTACTACTAAACCAGCTAGTGAGGCTTTTGCATCATTCAAAAATACTTCTATACAGAGAATACCAGAAGTAAAAAAAGTAGAAGTTGCAGATAAAACAATTGAAAAGAAAAAATAACATATGCTATTCGGTAGCCAAAAAGATTTTAATGTTCTCTCAACCCACATAAGTAGAGAAATACTTCAACATATAGTAGAGCAAGAAATTGGCTACTATAAATTATCTTTAACCGATACTCAAGCAAATTTATACGGAGAAGCTACTGATAAAGTATATCTCAACCCAGTAAAATTAAATTGTCTTATTACAAGAGGTGATCAAGTAATAAATGTAGACGAATTCGGTCCGGATTTAGGTAGAGATGCTTCTTTTGCTTTCACTAGACAAGATTTAGTTGATGCTAATACTGTACCTGAAGTAGGGGATATAATACTATGGCATGAAGATTATTACGAAGTAGATACAGTTAGAGAGAACCAATTATTTGTAGGTAGAGACAGTAGCTATAATCTAACTGACTACGGTCATAGATTCGGTTCTTCTGTATCTATCATAGTAGACTGTCATTTAACAAGAACAGATAAAGTAGGAATAACAAGAGCACGTTAATAGATGGCTAAGAAAACTAAAATACTACCTAAAAGACAGTCACAGCTATCACAGGCTGCTATTGATACGTACAATAATGCTGCAAAACAACCTACTCCTGATGTAATCCGTAAGAATAGAGGCTATCAACGTTCGGTTAAAAATGATGACGTAAAGCAATTTAGTATTGGCCTTAGAGATATTGATGAAACTATAATATATTACTTTAACAACGTTATAAAACCATCAGTTATACAGAACGGTAAACGAATAAACGTACCAATCTTATACGGATCACCAGAAAGATGGAAGGCCGTACAAGCAGATGGGTATTATCGTGATAAAAACGGCAAGATACAGACCCCTTTAATTATGTTCAAGAGAGATTCTGTTGAAAAGAATAGATCTTTAGGTAATAAATTAGATGCTAACAATCCAAACAACTTTGCTATCTTTCAAAAACGTTATTCTAAGAAGAATGTATACGATAGATTTTCTACTTTAAATAATAGAGACAAAGTAGAGGAGTTATATGGGGTTATTATCCCCGATTACGTTAATATCACGTATTCTTGTATCATATTTACTGAATATGTAGAGCAAATGAATAAAATAGTAGAGTCTATTAACTTTGCCTCCGATGCTTACTGGGGAGACCCGGAAAAGTTTAACTTTAGAGCAATGATTGACAGCTATACTACTACAACAGAGGTAAATCAAGGACAGGATCGTACAGTTAAGACATCTTTCCAAATTAATATGATGGGACACATAGTTCCGGATAGTATTAACACGTCTATAGCTAATATGAATAAGTTTTACAGTAAATCCTCAGTTAGCTTTGGATTAGAAGTAGCTGGAACAGAAGAGATACTTACAAGAAGAGCAGGTTCACCAGCAAAAGATGCTCCTAAAGGTAGATTCTATGACGGACTTACCGGTAAAATTGAGACTACCCTTCAATCTAGCGGAATGACTGATGCCGAAAGAACTTATCTTGCATTATCTACTATTATAGATACCAACAATCAGAGTTTTAGTGTAAATACAGGAGATAATAGCATTACATTTGAAAATGTAACTATAGCCACACCTCCTGCTAATTTCCCAGCCTTAGAAGTAGCAGACTTCCAAGTATTTATTAATGGACTTATAGTAGAACCATCAGCTATTACATCTATTACCCAAGTAGGTAGTGATGTTGTAATAGCTTTTGGAGCTGGATTAGAATATACTATAACAGATCAGATGGAAATAACAGCTGTAGGTAAATTTGAAGTATAATGGCACAGATATTTTGGGAACAAATAAGAAATGAACTACCAGGAGTCGGAGAATTTTTAACCGGCTCTTTAAGTGTGTCTGGTTCTTTTGCAACTACAGGTTCTCTATCTATAGATTTAGATGGAGTAGATAATATTTTCAGCATATCAGTGACAGGAGAAGAGAAAATAAAAGTCAACACAGAAGGTACTTTACAGTTAGTATCTCAATCGATAACACCAACAGCAGTAGCAGGAGGTATATTTTATAGCTCCAGCAATGATTTCTACTTTGGTTTTAGTAATTAAAACATATTTATAATAAATTAAATAAAAATAAAACATGGCATCTTGGAAAAAACTACTTGTATCCGGGTCAGCGATATCACAGCTTAATAATGACGCAGGATACTTAACCTCGGTAACAGCTCAAACAGCATACGTTACTGCATCATTTAACGGAACTCACTTAATAGCGAATGACTCGCAGGGTCAATTAAATTTTGCTTCATCATCAGGAGCTGGTTTAACTATTAGTGCTGATGCCGGTAGTGACACACTAACTTTTGGATTATCTGCAATTCCTAATACTTCATTGGCCAATGACGGTATTACTATTGCAGGACAAGATACTTCATTAGGTGGTTCAATTACTGCAGACACAATTGCTGGTCAAATCAGCAACGATACTATTACTAACGCTCAGTTAGCAAATGAATTTGTTAGTTTTGGAGGTATATCTCTAAACTTAGGGCAGACAGATGCTACCCCAGCATTTGACTTACAAGATGCTACTAATTATCCATTTGATCAACTAACAGGACTACCAACCTTAATTTCTAGTTCAGCTCAGATCGATCACGATCAGACAACTAATTTTGATGCAAACGAACACTTTACCCAAGGTAATATTACAACTGTAGGTACAGTAACTTCAGGGGATGTAAGTGCTATTTTGCCAGCCGGTACAGTTTCAGGTTCCATAACATCTCCAAGCCAGGGTACCATAGCAGTAAACGGAGTAAATGTAGATTTAGGATTACAGACAGGCGATTCACCGCAGTTTACTAACCTAACTGTAACAGGTGACTTAACTGTGACAGGTGACACGATCCAAGCACAGGTAACTAATCTAGATATTGAAGATCGTTACATACTACTTAACTCAGGTTCTTCTACAATTGGAGATTCAGGTATTGTATTTGGAGGGGCTAATGGAGTTGCTCAATCAGGAGCCGGTCTTGTATGGGATGGAAGTTACAACAGTAATGACGGTCGTCTTGCTATTGTAAATACTTTAGCATCAAATGCTACAGGTGATACTACTCCTAATTACCATATTGCAGGTGTATTCGAAGGAACTGAAGCTAATGCAGCTACAGCACAAGCAGATCACGTAGGTAATATTAGAGTTGAATCAGGAGATATATTTATTTACGTATAAAGTTAAATAATAAAAAGTTATAGTGAATTTTATGGGATTAATAGATAAGGTTGCACCTAAACCTAAAAAGGCAGAAGGACTAACCAAAGAAGAATCAGAGTTTATATTAGCTAAATTAAGAACAGCTACTTATAAAGGAGAAGAATTCGAAATGTTTTATACAATTTTTCGCAAAATTGGAGAGCATATAAAAACACTTAAATAAACAGAAAGTCCTTCGGGACTTTTTGCTATTTATAAATATATTTCGTATTATATACGTTTATTATTGGCCCGAAAGGGAAGTGGGCTAGAATATTTCTAGTTACCAACCGTAATATAAGAAAATATGCCAAACTGGAAAAAATTAATAACCAGCGGTTCAGACGCTGCGTTAAATTCATTAAATGTAACATCCGCATTAACTGCAAGCGGATTAATATACCCCACACAAGACGGAGGCAATGGAGATTTCCTTACCACAGATGGTATAGGTAATTTAAGTTTTGGTAGGCCAAATGTATATTCAAATGTTAAAAACGTTTCTGGTGGTCAATTACTAAAAGGAACCCCAGTTCATGCAACAGGAACAGCAGGAAATACTTCTGAAGTTATAGCAGCATCCGCTTCTGTTGCTTCTACTATGCCTGCTACTTTTGTACTAAATGAAACTTTAGCAAATGATGCTGAAGGTTTAGCTCTAGTAACAGGGTATATTAATGGTATTGATACTTCTGCCTTTGAGGAAGGAGATGTAGTATATGTAGGAGCTACAGGTAGTTATACGAATATAAAACCCCAAGGTTCAAATAATCTTATACAAAATATAGGATTAGTAAACAAAGTAGATGCAAGTAATGGTTCAGGATATATTTATGGTTCAGGTAGATCAAATGATGTACCAACCCTACCAGTAGGTAAGATATGGGTAGGTTCTCCAACATATTCAGTTACTTCTTCAATCGTTACTTTAGATGAAGATAATTCACAAGCACAAATTACAGGCTCTTTAGATGTATCAGAAAACTTAACAGTTTCAGGTGATGTAACACTTTCAAATGGAAATGCTCTAAGATGGACTTCTGACGATGTTAGAATAGAAGGAACAACAGCTGGGGATAATATAAAATTTTATGTAGCTGATACAGAAATATTACAACTAGCTCAATCAGGAACTTTAGCAACTGTTACAGGTAACTTAAGAGTTACATCAGTACCAACAGGTACAACAGAAAATAAAATATTATTAACAGACGGATCTGGTAATTTAGTTACTAGAACTGATTTATCGTTACAGGGGGCCACAGGAGCTCAAGGTAGTACTGGAGCTACTGGGCCACAAGGAACTACTGGGGCAACTGGTTCTCAAGGACCGACAGGAGATACCGGACCAACAGGTCCTACTGGACCACAAGGAGCTGTAGGATCAACTGGACCAACCGGACCTCAAGGAACAACAGGAGCAACAGGAAGTCAAGGACCTACCGGACCTACAGGAGCAACAGGACCTCAAGGAAGTACAGGACAGACAGGAAGCCAAGGACCTACTGGTCCTACTGGTCCAACAGGATCTCAAGGACCGACAGGCCCTACTGGTCCAACAGGACCGCAAGGCTCTACCGGTGCTACTGGATCACAAGGACCTACTGGACCTACTGGTCCAACAGGATCTCAAGGACCAACAGGTAATACCGGACCAACTGGTCCAACAGGACCTCAAGGTTCTACAGGAGCAACAGGTCCACAAGGTACTACAGGACCTACTGGTCCAACAGGATCTCAAGGACCAACTGGATCTACTGGTTCACAAGGACCTACAGGACCAACTGGAGTTCAAGGTGCTGTTGGAGCTCAAGGAGCAGAAGGTAGTTTTGGAGGAGCATCATTTTCATACAATTTCAAAACAGCAACAGGGGATGCTGATCCTGGAGCTGGTAAATTAAGATTAGACAATTCCACACAAAATGCCGCTACAGGAATTTATATAGACGATCAAGATAATGAAAGCAGTGATATACAGTCTTTCTTAAGAACTATAGATGATTCTACATCAACTATAAAAGGGCATGTAAAATTATCAAATAAATTAGATCCTGGACAATTTATTATATTTACAATATCATCATTAGTAGAAAAAACTGGTTATTTTGATATAACAGTTTCTGCTATAGATTCAAGCACAACCAATCCATTCTCAGATGATGAAGAAATAATAGCTACTTTTGCTAGAACTGGAGATGCAGGAGATACAGGACCACAAGGTACAACAGGACCTACCGGACCTACTGGACCTCAAGGTACAACTGGATCTACAGGACCTACCGGACCTCAAGGTTCTACAGGAGCAACAGGACCACAAGGTACAACAGGACCTACTGGTCCTACTGGACCTCAAGGTTCTACCGGAGCTACTGGATCCCAAGGCCCAACAGGTTCTACAGGCCCAACAGGTCCTACTGGACCGCAAGGAAGTACGGGACCAACCGGACCAACAGGACCGCAAGGTTCTACCGGAGCAACAGGAAGTCAAGGACCTACCGGACCTACAGGACCGACTGGAGTACAAGGACCAAATGGACCAACTGGACCAACTGGATCTCAAGGTCCAACAGGACCAACCGGACCAACAGGACCGCAAGGTTCTACCGGAGCAACAGGAAGTCAAGGACCTACCGGACCTACTGGCCCTACAGGCCCAACCGGAGCACAAGGAGCAGTTGGTGCAACAGGACCTACTGGACCTCAAGGTTCTACCGGAGCTACTGGTAGCCAAGGCCCAACAGGTTCTACTGGACCAACAGGACCTACCGGACCTCAAGGATCAACAGGAGCAACTGGTTCACAAGGACCTACAGGCTCAACAGGACCTACAGGCCCACAAGGAGCTATAGGAAGTACCGGGCCAACAGGACCTCAAGGATCAACAGGAGCAACTGGACCACAAGGTACAACTGGAACAGATGGTATAAATACAACAGGATTTAAAATTGATTATTCCACAACAACTACAGAAGCTGATCCTGGAAGTGGTAATCTAAGATTTAATAACACGGATCCTGCTGCAGCAACAGAAGTATATGTAAGTGAAACAGATGCTGATGGATTAGGTATTGCCGGGCTATTAGATGAATTAACAACTTCCACATCAAATAATCACTCCTTAATAGCATTAAGAAAATACTCAGATCAACAATACTACGATAAATTTTATGTAACAGCCCAAACCGATAATGGAGGTTGGAGAACATTAACTATTTCTCATATTGATAAAAATGGTTGGACTAATGTAAATAATGGAAATGAATTATTTTTCTCTATAGCAATTACTGGGGATAAAGGTACACAAGGAACTACTGGAGCAACAGGTCCTACTGGTCCAACAGGCCCACAAGGAAGTACCGGATCAACTGGACCGACTGGTCCAACAGGCCCACAAGGAAGTACCGGATCAACTGGACCTACTGGACCTACTGGTAGTCAAGGACCTACAGGTTCAACCGGACCTACTGGTTCACAAGGACCGACAGGTTCAACTGGATCTCAAGGACCGACAGGTTCAACAGGCCCTACCGGCCCACAAGGAACAACAGGTTCAACCGGACCAACAGGACCTACCGGATCTCAAGGACCGACAGGCCCTACTGGACCGACTGGACCAACAGGTAGTCAAGGTCCAACAGGAGCTACTGGACCGACTGGACCTACTGGACCTCAAGGAACAACAGGTTCAACTGGACCTACTGGACCTACCGGACCTCAAGGACCAAATGGACCGACAGGCCCTACTGGACCTACCGGACCTCAAGGAACAACAGGAGCTACCGGACCTACTGGTTCACAAGGACCTACAGGTTCAACCGGACCTACTGGACCTACTGGTTCACAAGGACCTACAGGTTCAACCGGACCTACTGGACCTACTGGACCAACAGGCCCACAAGGAAGTACAGGAGCAACAGGTCCTACTGGTCCAACAGGACCTCAAGGAACAACAGGAGCAACTGGAAGTCAAGGACCGACAGGTTCAACCGGACCTACTGGACCTACCGGACCTCAAGGAAGTACAGGAGCAACTGGACCTACTGGTCCAACAGGACCTCAAGGAACAACAGGAGCTACCGGAGTTCAAGGACCAAGTGGAATAATACCTTTAGCAACAGATGGAGCAGACAGAATTATAACCTCTGACGGAGACGGTACAGGAACAGCTGAAGCAAATCTTCAATTTGATGGCAGTACTTTAGAAGTAGCTGGTAACTTATCGGTAACCGATATGATTGGAGGTGATGAATTTCTTTCTGTAAATGTTGGTAACGGTGCATTCGCTATAGGAGACTCAGCAGGCATTGCAAACGAAGCTTATATACAAGGTAACGGATGTATTCAAATATTTAGCTATGGAAGTGAACGAGCTAGGTTTAATGATACTACTACTATTTTTGGTAATGTAAATACACATACACTCTCAGGAGCACAATCAACAATAGCAGGTGGTCAATTAAACACAGGCTCGGCAAATTGTAGTTTTATAGGAGGTGGAGAATTAAATTTTATTGATGCAGGTGCTATTGATTCATTTATAGGTGGAGGTTGTTCAAATACAATATGCACTACTGAAGGTTGTGCAGGTATTGTTGGTGGATCAACAAACACCGTAGATGGAGATTGGAGTTTTATAGGTGTGGGTTGTGCTAATCTAGCAGTAGGAAATAATATTGTTATAGGGGGAGGAGCTGCCAATGAAGCTTGTGCAGGATGTTCCGTTATAGCAGGAGGATTCATAAATAAAATATGTGACGGAGAAAATTATGGTGCTATTTTAGGAGGAAGACAAAACTGCGTAGATGGAGATTATTCTGCAATTGGTGGAGGTTATCTTAACTGCGTTAGAAATAATTGCGGATTTATAGGAGGAGGATATTCTAACGATATAACTCAAACAGTCTCTGTAATTGGTGGAGGTTATAACAACTGTGCTTACGCTGCCTGCTCAGCAATTTTAGGAGGTCGAGACAACTATGTTGCTTCTTCTTTTGGAGCTATAGCAGGAGGGTATTTAAATTGTGTTAGAGATGTCTGTAGTTTTGTAGGTGGTGGTTATTCAAATGATATAGCAAATGGTACTTTTAGTAGTATAGTAGGAGGATACAATAACTGTATAACTTCTACAGGAAACTGTCATGTTATAGGAGGCGGTAGAAACAATTGTATCGCAAGCTCTGGAGATATTAATACAATTGGTGGTGGTAGAGATAATGATATTATAAGTACTAGTGGATGTAATACTATACCTGGAGGTAGTACAAATATTATCACCTCAGCAGCTGGTAATGCAACCATTGGAGGTGGATCAGCAAACTGTATTGAAGGAACAAACGCTAATACAATTGCTGGTGGAGGTATAAACCATATAAATAGTTCCGGTGATTATAGTTCTATAGGTGGTGGTCTTTGTAATTATGTTTGTCGTGATTATGTTACTGTAGCAGGAGGCTGTCAAAACTCAGGATCGGCCGATAGAAGTGGTATTCTAGGAGGTTTTGGAAATACTACTTCACATGGATGTTCATTTATTGTAGGAGTTGATATTGAAACACAAGGTGCTTGTACAACATTTGTAAATAATTTATCATATGATGGATTTACAGTAGGTACAGCTAATACAGCAGGTGAAATTGTTTATTTTGGAGGTGGATCATCATTAACAGCTGGGGATGTACATTACCTAAATTCCTCAGGAAACTGGGTAGCAGCAGATGCTGATGCAGCTTCATCATCTACTGGCTTATTAGGTATTACTTTAGGAACAAATGGTAGTGATGGTGTATTATTGAGAGGATTTGCTCGATTTACTTCAAATACTAATTATACAGGTATGACTACTGTAGGTGCACCATTATATGTATCCACATCAGCTGGAGATTTTAATCAACTTGCTACAGTCTTAACAGGTGATATAATAAGAATTATAGGATATGTGGTGGATACTACAAACGATATAATGTACTTCTGTCCTGATACTACTTGGGTAGAAATAGCTTAAAAATAATTTTATGGCAGGATTTGATACAGGATACAAAGAAAGAACTCTTACTTTTGAAAGTGATAAAATTAAGTACTCTAAAGACGGTAAAGAGTTTAACGTAATGATGGATTGGGAAACCCCAATTATGAAAAGATCAGCTGAATGGGTTACTAATGGAGGTAAAGCAGAAAGCGTATTAGAATTAGGTTTTGGTATGGGTATATCAGCCGGATTTATTCAAAACTATCAACCGGTACAGCATACAATTATAGAAACACACCTAGCTATTGCTGAAAGAGCAAATGCTTGGGCCGGAGAGCGTAATACATATTATGATAGAAATAGACTTAAAAATAGAGTTACTATCTTAGGAGGTAAGAACTGGTTTGATGAATTTGGAAAAGACTTTAGCAAATCAGGTTTACAGGAATTTGATGCTATTTTTATAGATACTTATCAAGATACAAAGTTACACGAATTTAAAAATTACATTACTAAATTTTTAAAGGTAGGAGGTAGAATGACTTGGTGGAACCCAATGGAAAATTTCATCCCAGACGAAACTACTAAAAATAGAAGAGAAGTTAGTTACGAACTAATCAGATTAAGTGATCATAAAATTAAAATTCCACAAAATGCATATCATAATACAGACGAGTATTACATGCCAATGTATATAAGACAGTAAAATTATGCCATCAGTAAACCCGGAAATAACATCAGGAGAACTTTATATAGCTTTAGATGGTGCTTCATATACTTGGAGTGATACAAGGAATGCATCTACGGCAACAACTGCCTATGTATATCAAAATGGTGTTTTAATTAATGCTGAATATACTGGATTAAGAGGTAATACATTTAGGATTAGAAGAGGGTATTTACATTTTGATCTTTCCTCAGTTAGCGGTACAATTACAGATTTAGACTTAGATTTATATACAAAATCCCCATCCGTAACCAAAGACATTATAATTGTAAAATCTACTGCACCTGATGGTTCTAATATTGCAGTTGGTGACTTTGGAGCTGCAGATTTAAGCACTGCTTACTCAGCTGAGTTCACCTCCTTTAGTAGTACTGGAGATGCTCAAAATACTATAGCATTAAATAGTACTGCAATATCTGATGCTAATACCAATTCTGAATTAATTTTAGCAGTAGTAGACCATACTTACGACTATTCAAACTCTCAACCTTCAGGTTTAGGACTTGTATTACAATATCATCTCAATCATTTAACTTTAAAGCCAACTTTAACTTATACGGCAGTAACCGGATATGGAAATACCGTAATGGGGGTAGTATCTGCTAATATAGGAGAAGTAACAGGAGTAGCAACAGCCAATATTGGAAAAGTAATAGGAGTGCAGTAAGTTGCTTTTTATAAAAAAAGTTCTTATATTAATAATAAAATAAATTTACAATTATGTACAGTAGTTACAATTTCGATCAAGAGCCAACAGATGCTCAAAATTATTACTTTTACGAAAAAGGTTTTGACAAAAAAGAGTTGTCAAAAATTTACAAAGGAATCCAGTCATTAGAAGAAACTAAAGCCACTACAATCGGTGGCGGTAAAAATGATGTACGCTCTTCTAAAGTACGATGGATCCCGCAAACAGAAGAATGGTGGTGGTTATATGAAAAACTTTCCAACATGGCTGTAGAAGCAAATAACTGTTTATGGAAATTTGATATACACTCTTTACCTGAATTGATACAATACACAGAATATCATGCTTCTGATGATGGGCATTATACTTGGCATCAAGATATAGGACCAGATATTCTCTCTAAAAGAAAAATATCATTAACAGTACAGCTATCTGATCCTAAAGATTATCAAGGAGGTGATTTAGAAATGTGGTCAGGAGGTGATGAAAAAAGTGCTGTAAAAGCTCATAAAGGAGCAGGATCAGTTTTTATCTTTCCTTCCTATATGTTACATAGAGTAACCCCAGTAACCAAAGGTATAAGACGTTCTTTCGTACTTTGGGTAGGAGGTTCTCATTACAGGTAGTATGATAAAAAATCTTGCTAAGTTATGCTTAAATAATGGAGGCAGCATCTCTCCTTCTATTATTCCTGGTGATCTTATAGATGGGACCGGACTCTGTAATTCGTCTATTTTTATAGATGAAAATGGAGATATTCTACTTAACTTAAGACATGTACACTACTCTCTTTACCACAGTGAATTTGAACAAAAATATTATAGTGGCTGGGGATGCTTAGCCTACCTTAACCCAGAAGATGATATATGTTTAAAAACAGGAAACTACTTATGTAAGTTAGATCCTGATACTCTTTATATCAAAAAATATAAATTAATTGATACTTCTAAACATGATATTAAACCAATTTGGGAATTTATTGGATTAGAAGATGCACGTATTTTTAGATGGGAAGGTAAATTATACGTAAGTGGTGTAAGAAGAGATATAAAAGATGATGGAGAAGGTAGAATGGAGCTTTGCGAATTATCTGTTTCTAAAGGTAGATATAAAGAAAAATCACGTTTACGTATAGAAGTAGAACCTCATACCTATCTAGAAAAAAACTGGATGCCTATTTTAGATATGCCCTTCCATTATGTTAGGTGGGCAAATCCTTTAGAAATAGTTAAAGTAGACCCAACTACTCAAACTAAAGTAAAAGTACAAGAAGGAAAAATTACTACTATACCATGCAAATCTGTCATTAATAAGAGTTTTGAAATATATGGAATAAGAAGCCAGAGAGGTGGATCACAGGTTATACCATTTGGAGATTTTAGAATGGCAGTGACTCATGAGTGTGATTATTGGATTAATGAAGGTAATACTAAAGATGCTAAATACTACCATAGATTTATTTTTTGGGATAAAGATTGGAATTTAGTAAAATTAAGTGAACCTTTTAAATTTATGAATACTCAAATTGAGTTTAGTTGTGGGTTAGCATATAGAAATGGTGAATTTTACATTACATATGGATTTCAAGATAATGCGGCATATGTACTTAGAATGCCGGAAAATTTATTAGATAAATTAGAATATGTAGATTTAGATCAATATACTAAATTTGAATGTAAGTATCCTGAGTTTAGTTGGGATAACAACGAACCTTACCTTTCTAAGATTATAAATGATGAAATATTTGTTAATAATATTTACAGAAAGCATTTCAAAATAAAAGAAGGTGATGTGGTTATGGATATTGGAGCAAATGTAGGTGCTTTTTCTTTTGCCGCGCTTCAAGAAAATATTAAACATCTTTATGCTATCGAACCTTCCTCTCTACTTCTACCCACACTCAAAAAAAATATAAACTCAGATACTAAAGTAGATATAATTAATCTCGGAATTGGAAATGACTCAGAAACGAATAAAATACTTGCTAAAGAAGATAGTGTTAATATTTACGATAATATTAATTCTTCGTACAATACAACTACTTTTTCACAACTTATAGAAGATTATAAAATTAAGACTGTAGATTTTTTAAAATGTGATTGCGAAGGAGGAGAGTATTTTATTTTTACAGAAGAAAATGAAGAATGGATTAAATCTAATGTTAAAAAAATAGCCGGAGAATTTCACCTATGGGGAGTACCATCAGCATTAGATAACTTTTACATATTTAGAGATTTATATCTTACAGAAGAATCTAAATTTATAGTAGAAGATAGACAAGGTAATGATGTTACATCACATATGAAAGATGATGAATGGTTAAAAGATTTCAGCTGGTTAAATAAACACTCAGCCCAACTTAACGTATACATAGATAATGTTAGAGAATAACTTAGAATCACATATTAATCAATACGTACAAGATCCACTTTCATCGGATAATAATTTTTGGCTAGCATATGAATATGAAAAAATAGGTCAAAATGCAGCAGCCTTATCCTATTATTTAAGATGTGCAGAAATATCTAATGATAGAGATTTAGTTTACGAATGCTTACTTAAATCTTGGTTAATGTTAAATAGAACTGGAAGAAGAGAGTGGTACGAGCATCAACAGTTACTAACTGCAATAACTCAACATCCAAAACGACCAGAAGCTTATTTTTTACTTAGTAGATTACATGAAGGCAAGCAAGAGTGGAAACAATGTTACTATTACGCAAGTGTTGGATTAGAATTATGTGATTTCAATCTTCCTAAATTAAGAACAGATGTTGACTACCCCGGTGATTTTGCATTACTATTTCAAAAAGCTTTTGGTAGTTGGTACGTAGGACAAAGAAAGCTTTCCCAACAACTTTGGTTACAGTTATCTCATAGAGAAGATTTATACGGTAAGTATAAAGAGCTCACTTTGAGTAATTTAAAAGATTTTGGTAGTAAAGTAGATACACAAGAAGAAAAAGAAATTGATATAGTTCTTCAAGGGAAGTATTCAAAATACGCATTAGATACTGCTGAACATTATTTAAACTTAGAGTTTGTAAATAAAGTAATTATTTCTTGCTGGGTAGATGATGTGCTTCCTGTACCTAATAATGAAAGGATAATTTTTATACAAAACAACTATCCTTCAGTAAATGGAACAGGCAACAGAAATTTACAAATAGTTTCTTCATATGGAGGTCTTAAACACGTTACCACAGACTTTGCTATCAAAATGCGTAACGACCAAAGATATGATCTTGATAGTATGAACAAAATGTATGATTTTTTTCACCAAAATAAAGAGCGAATCACTACATTTGAAGGTGATGAAACAAAACCTAAAAATAGAATACTGGTGGCAGGTATGTTTGAAGGTTTTCCATTTCATCCAAGAGATCATGTTTTTTGGGGACATAAAGAAGATCTTTTAGATATTTTTGATATGCCTTTAGAACCTACAGGTATAGAGGATAAGGTAAAAATGAAACGAGAAGATTATTGGAAATATTATGACTGCTATATCAGAACAGAATCCTATATAGGTAGCCACTATGCTTCTAAATTTGATGAAAGAATTAAAAAATGGCTTTTAAAACCTGAACAGTATCTATATGATGATTCTCCTTATTATCAAGATGCATTAGTATTAAGTGAAAATTTATCTAAAAAAATATTTAAATCATTTCCTAAAGAAGGTATAGATTTAGAATGGGATAAATATAACTGGCCTACTTATCCCTACGATTCGCAATACAGTAGGTTTAATGAAAGATGGCATGAAGACGGATATTAATATAGGGCTATCAGGTTCTAAATTAGAGATACTACCTAAAGGACTTATAAGAAAATATTCTCCAGGGGACCATTTTAACGATAGATTTAAATTACAAATAGAGAAACAGATTGCATTTTCTAAAGATAATTTTAATAACCTTTTTACACCAGATATAACACAGTACACTAATGAATATTTTGATATGCAATATATTCCTGGTGAAAGTTATAACGAATTTTTTAGTAAATGTAATAAACAAGATCTAGATAATATAGTCAATATATGTATAAACTATTTTAATAAAGCTCTTCTATCATCAAAAACTTACACAGATGACGATATTAAATCTTTACTTATAGATAAATTTAATAAATTAAAAAAAGAATCTACATACTGTAATTATATACATTATATTACAGATAAAATTAACTGTACACAATTTAGTAATATACCAAAAACTCCCTGTCATGGAGATTTTACCGTTGCTAATATGATATTTTTTAAAGGTAAGATATGTTGTATAGATTTTTTAGATTCTTATATAGAAACGGTAATAGTAGATATGGTAAAATTAAAACAAGACATTTACTATACGTGGATTTTAGATACTAATAAAGGTAATCTAAGAATAAGACAAAGCTTCAATTACTTGTGGAATAAAATATATTCGCAATTTAAACAGTACTATAATTTGGAATTTACAAATTTTATTACTATCTTAAATTGGTTAAGAATAGAGCCGTATGTAAAAACTGATAAGCAAAAAATAGTTTTAAATAACAAGATAATCAGTTCAAAATATTATGAAGAGTTTATTAATTCCTATAGCGGGTAAATCTACAAGATTTCCTAATACAAGACCTAAGTGGATGTTAACTCATCCTAAAAGCGGGTACTTTATGGGTATAGAAAGTATTAGAGGAATTAATTTAGATTTTTTTGATAAGATATATTTTATAGGTTTAAAAGAACATTCTGATAAATTCAAATACGAAAAAGGATTTAAATACGAATTATCTAAGTTAAATATAGAAGATAAAACTGAATTAATTTTACTAGATAAAAGTACTAAATCTCAATCTGAAACAATTTATCAAGCACTAATAAAAAAGAATATCAAAGGATTTATCACAATTAAAGACTCAGATAACTTTTTTGAATGTACGTTTTATGGAACTGCTAATAAAGTATCTTATTACAATCTTCATGATACTACTAATATTAATCCAAGTAATAAAAGTTACATACAGCTTGACGAAAATAACGTAATAACCAATATCGTAGAAAAATCGATTATAAGCCCTACTTTTTCCATAGGTGGATATTCTTTTAATTCAGCAGACGATTTTATTGAGAGCTTTGAATCTATAAAAGATATTGAAGGCGAATGTTATATTAGTAATATAATTTACGATATGATGTTAAAAAATCAAGTATTTCATGGACAAGTATGCACAAACTATAAAGATTGGGGTACATTAGAAGATTGGAACAATTACAAAGCACAGTATAACACTCTTTTTATAGACATAGATGGTACTTTAGTAGAAAATACTTCTCATAAATTTCCTCCATACATCGGTAACGGAAAACCATTAGTGAAAAATATTAAATGGTTAAAAGAATTATATAAAAAAGGTAAGACAGAGGTAATTTTAACCACAAGCAGACCAGAATTATTTAAACAGGAAACTTTAATAGAGTTATATGAAAAAGAAATACCTTACGATAAATTGATAATGGGGCTGAATCACTCTAAAAGAATTATTATAAATGATTATGCTAATTCTAATCCATATCCTTCTTGTGATTCTATAAACATTAAAAGAAACTCTGATAGTTTAGATACTTATAAAATTAATTAAAAAAGTTGGACTTTAAATTATAAGTTCTTATATTTATAAATGTATACATAATTAATTTAATATATTAAAATGGCAAATCAAAAGTTATCAAAAGAAGAATTAGCGCAAATTGAAGAAATTCAAACTAGAACACAAGCAGTTAAGACAGAGCTAGGTCAGTTAGGTCTTGCTGAGATTGATCTTAAAAACCGTAGAACTAACGTAGAAAACTATTTAGTAGAAACTCAAGAACTTGAAACTAAATTAGTAAAAGATTTAGAAGACAAGTACGGTAAAGGATCTATAGATTTGCAAAACGGTGAATTTATTCCTTCACCAGAGCAGCCTACAAAAGAAGTTCTGCCAACGGTAGAGTAATTTAAATTACATTCTAGGAGTTTATAGGGGAAGGTTTTGCACCTTCCCTTCCTATTTATATACAGATAACTACCTGCAGTTTGCAGGAATGGTTTACAAAATAAGCTGATATTTATAAAAGACATTTAAATAAACTTCATCAAACATGGCAGAAACAATTATCTCTCCAGGTGTATTCACAAGAGAAAATGATATTTCATTTATTCAACCAGCCCCTGTAGCAGCAGGTGCAGCAATTATAGGACCAGCAGTAAAAGGCCCAGTACAAATTCCTACATTAGTTACTTCTTACAATGACTATGTAAGAAAATTCGGTACTACTTTTGAATCAGGATCTAACTCTTATGAGTACTTAACTTCAATAGCAGTAAAAAACTATTTTCAACAAGGAGGTAACTCAGTACTAGTATCTAGAGTTGTAAGCGGTTCTTTTACAAGAGCTACTTCTTCAAATATCACGAACACTCAAACTTCAACTGGTAATGAATTTGCTACTGGTTCTGTAGAACTTCTAGCAGCTTTCGCAGATAATCAAGAAGCTAGAATTGTATACAGCGGTACTACATACCGTTTTGTAGGTTCTGGTAATCCTTTGCCTGATGATGATACAGACGGTAATGTATACTTTTTCTCTACCGGTTCAGATGCTGCCGGAACTGTTACAAACCTAGTATCAGAAATTAACACTGCAGCAGCATTAAGTAGCATAGTTGACGCAACAGCAGATAGTGCAACACTTATTCTTTCAGCATCTTCAGCTGGAACTGATTTTAATGGATTATTATTCCAAACAAGTTCAGCCACTGATGCCTCTACTTTTAGTAGTGTTATCACTTTAGCAGGAGGTACTAATACAACTACAGCTACTACTAATTCTTTCGAATTAGAAACATTAGGAAAAGGAGCAATATACAATAACTCAACAGCAGCATCTGTAGCAGCATTGCAAAACAGTGATAGTTCTTTAGTTTCCGGATCTTCAGATAATGTAAGATTTGAAATTTCAAACGTAAATACTTCTTTAGGTACTTTTACTTTAAGTGTAAGACGAGGAGATGATAGTTTAAAAAATAAAATTATTTTAGAAACTTTTAACAACCTATCGTTAGATCCTAACTCAGGAAATTATATAGAAAAGATAATTGGTAATCAGTATCAGTCTTTAAATCCTGTAGAAAATTACATAGAAACTATTGGAGAGTATGTTAACAGATCTAATTATATAAGAGTTTCGGCAGTTAATACAGCTACATTAAATTACCTAGCTAACGACGGACTTACAGTTAACATAGATTCAAATAATATTTCTTACTCAGCATCTCTACCAGCTGCAGGTTCAGGATCATTCTTTGGAGCAGTAGGAGGATTAAATCCTGGTGCGAACTTCTTCGGAAATATTGACGGTGTTAACACTCAGGGATTAAATCCTTCAACAGACTATGCTGATGTAATCTCAGTATTAGAAAATACAGACGATTATCAATTTAATATTATTACTGCACCTGGTTTAGTTTACGAATTAACAGGACACGGAACTCAATTGGATAGTATTATTTCTTTAGCAGAAACCAGAGGAGATTGTATAGCAGTAGTAGATTTAGTAGAACACGGAGATACAGTAAGCGGTGCTACAACTCAAGCAGCTAGTATTAATAGCTCTTATGCAGCTTCTTATTGGCCATGGCTACAAACTCAATCTGCTACAGGAAGAAACGAATGGGTACCAGCTTCAGTTGTTATACCAGGAGTATATGCCTTTACAGATAATAGTTCAGCACCATGGTTTGCACCAGCCGGACTTGTAAGAGGTGGAATTACAGGAGTAATTCAGGCAGAAAGAAGATTAACAAGAACTCAAAGAGATACATTATATTCAAA